TTATAACCCTTTTTAGGGTCACCCAACTGTGACTTCACAGTATTGGTAACAGTTTTAACAGTTTTGTTTCCACCTTTAGAAATAGCCTGCGTGGACTTATTACTGACATTTTGAACTTGATTTAACTTAGCAGAAGCCACCGCTGAAGCACCACGAGGGGCAGGTTTATTAAACAACTTACTCGCTGCATTAATAATGTCCTTTAAATCTTGTGGTTTCTTAGGAGGCATTACTTCCCAAAGTTTCCATATTTGCCACGATGTTCACGCAACGCACGACGAGCAGCAACCCTACCCGCAGGAGTCTTGGCATTATCTACATTAGCAACCAACTTAGACTGCACCTTAGCAGCATCAGCGTTACGCTTACCAACACCAGCCCCCATAGCACCAGCACGAGAACGACCCTCAGCAGCACGACCCTTAGGAACATAACGAACCTTACCAGTCGTAGGACTAACAGTACGACCAGTACCACGAGCCGTTTCAACATCAATCTTATTCATAACCTTGGTATTTTTATTAACCATAGTTTCTTTAGCGGTTTTTGTAGCCAAATCACGCTGCGCCTTAGACTGACCAGCCTTATAAGCCTTAGTACCTTCAGTTGGGGAACCGTCCCACTTTAAACCCTTACCAGACTGCGACTTGCCGAACTTATCAGCCATTGTCTTTGTCTTAGCCTTATCAGTCTTAGCAACACGAGAACGAGCAAACTGTCCTTCAAGTTTAGAAGCCTTACCCTTAACGCTTTGAACTGCATTGTTTCCAGCAGAACGCAAAGTAGGATTCTTCTTTTCAATTTTAGAAACAACACGAGTAGCCTGTGACTTTTTGCTTGAACCAGCAGCACCCGAAAGTGCCTTGACAAGCATCTTAGCCAAATCATCCTTAATTGGTCCCAGACCAATTGCTGGTTTTCTTTTTGCAGCCATAATATATCCTTAAATAAACGAAAGGTGGGGAGGGATTGCTCCACTCCCCACCAATACCAGTTTTGTTCTAATCCCGAATTAAGCGGTCTTAGCGGTCAACTTACCTTGCTTAGCACGGTTACGGATTGTGAGGTTACCGTAGCACATGATGAGTGCATAACGGGCATCCATGTTCTCAGGACGAACAAAGTTCGTATTTGAGAACCACTTACCTGAGTGACCTACAAGGCTGATGTACTTACTGTTAAGGAAGAACATGTTGCCAGCAGGTGCGTGTGCATCGTACATTACAGGGGCATTCTTGAACAACAAGTTCTGGAATCCAGAGTTCTGCTTGTCAGTGTCCGTGTAACGAACCTGAGGCTGAAGCAATGATTCATACTTTTCAAACAAAGTCTGAGTAGTAAGAACAAGGTCAGGATGGTCATTACCAACAGATACTGAGTTATACGCAGTAGCCATTTGTGCAAGAGTCAAAGCACCAGCGGTGTTTTCCTCATATGAACGCCACCAGTTGTTGTCCTGACCAGTTGCTGAGTTGATACCGCCAACAGTGTTGCCTGATTCAATCAAGTTTCCAAGACCATTCCAAGACTTACCTGAGTCAGTTCCACCAGCACCAAGAGTGTCGGTACCGTTACCAAAGAACATACGGTTGAAACCTTCACGCATGGACTCTTCAGCCTGCATGATTTTGGCTTCCAGCAAGTTAATAACTTCCTGCTCGCCATTGTTCTTTGCTTCTTCAATACCGCTGATTGCGATAGAAGCAGCGTACTGCTTCCAATCGTATTCAGCAGCCGAGATGCCTGTCTGAGGTGTAAGGTCAATTGTGTCATAACCAGAGTATGGCTTTACAGTGCTGCTTTCTCCGTAGATAAGCGGCTCAACAATTTTCGTACCACCATTAATCATGCGGATACGACCATTAGCCATAAGGTGTTGTGTCAACGGACGAGCCGAGAACACATTGTCTGTCAACTGATTGCGATAGTTTGCAAGTGTTGTTGATAGAATTGCGTCAAAGTTACTGTTACCAGCCATAATATTTATCTCCTAGATAATTAAAAATTTGTGTTTAGTTGTCGCTTGGCTGCTGCCCAAGCATCTGAAATACTAGAAACAGAATCAAAAGACTCAGCGGTAGTGCTTGCCGTAGCAGAACTACCACCAGAAACAATAGTAGCCTCACGCTTAGAATCCATAACAGAAGTTTCCTTCTGCTTCTGAACCTCTAGTGCCTGTGCCTCTAGTTGTCTCTGCTTGTTGAATTTGTCAAAAGCCAGTTGCTTATAAACTGCTTCCAAGTCCGTTGTGTTGCTCCGCAAAGCGGACTGCACAACCTCGTTGGTGTCAAAATCGGAATAGGCGGACTGAAGGCGAGAAATCTCTTTTTCAATCTGCTGCTGAGACTGGTATTCTTCAAACTGCGCAATACGCTGGTCTAGTTCACGGATTCTACGCTCACTAGGGTCTAAATCTTCATCATATGAATCTTCAACCAACTGCTGTGCCTGAGAATTTGAGATGCCATAATGGCGACTCAACAACTCAATCGTTGCAGCGGGGTCCCTATCAAGTGCTGTCTGCAAAGAATTTGCAAATTCCAAAGATTGCCTTTGGGTTGCTAACTCTTGCGTTTTGCGTGTATAATCTGCTTGCCGTTGATAACCAGCAATAGCCTCAGAAAGTGGAACATTCAGTTCTTCTCCATCAAACTTAACAGGTACTCTATGATTAGAATATTCTGCAATGTCTAAAGATGGACTATCATCAACCTGACTTACCTCACTGGAACTAGGTGACCCTACGGGTTCTACATCAGATTCGGTTACGAACTCATCGTTCATTATATTTTCTCCTAGAGTCCTATAATGGTTGCTCTACATATGGCAAGGCTGTTCCCTACTGTGGAGGTTGTCCCTGCATCTGCTGCAACTGTGCCATCATCTCAGGAGTTAAACCCTGCGGTGGTGCCCCTGCCCCCTCTGGAGGCATTGGACCACCCTGAGGTGGCATACCAGCCGCCTCTGGCGGTGCAGGTGCTGCTTGGACAAACTTCTCTGGGTTCTTAATATTGAAACCGAACTGCAACACATAAGAAGCAAGTTCCTGCATGTTAACAATACCAGCACCAGCAAACGGAGCCAAAGCATCAACAAGTTGCAGAGTCTGTTGACGGCGTTGCGACTCATTGTGGGGTTGCGTAGAGCCACCCACTACTTCAAAGTCAAACTCACCCTCAAGATACTCACGGTCAAAAGTAACCCAAAACGGTTCACCATCTTTACCAACAAGACGAGCAACCTGCTCACCAGTCATATACTGCTGAGCAAGCATAACCATACGGCGAGCAACCTCAGAAATAGCCATCTCAACAATAGCCAACTTGTCTGCTGTCCGAGCATTAGCAGCATCGGCAACAGCCGAAATTTCTGTAGCAGTACGGCGAATCTCAGGGATTCCGCCGTTCATAAACTCAGGCAAACCAGTAATACGGTTAATATCGTTAGTAATCATTTCCGACTGGTTATAAAACTCAGGAGGGCTAATTATGGCAGGGAATGCGGAGACAACATTGCCGAGTGGCTCATCAGAAACCACAGGGACCATAACATTGTCCTCATCAGATTCAAGGGCGCTACGACCAAACTGGTCAAACGCTGATTCCTTGTAAAGGTACTTGCGTGCGAACCGTTTACGATGATTCATCATCTGTGAACGGGTTTCGTTCAACTCACGCTGCAATGGTTCAATCTGCTCTAGGTCACCAATGGGATAAAAAACATCAGGCACATCATAGTTCCGAAGCATAACAAAAGGATGTCCAAAAGCATAAGGCATCTTAGTTGGTTTAATAAGGAACGATTCACCACCGTCACTAAAAACCGACATCGTTTTATTACGGATGTCATAATATTCCCAAATTTCTGCATAACCATAATTTTTGTCATAAACCTTACGCTGGCTAGGGTCCTCACTATAACGGCTAACAGCCATAATGGTAACTTCTTCACGAGCATTCTTATTATACCGTTTATCCGACTTTACCTCGGCAAGAGGACGACGAATGCGCTGAGCAATCCATTTAGCGTCATGCATAGATGTAGCATCAGAGTCAATAAACACATCAAACACTGACACCCGTTCTGCAAACGGGGAGTCAACTGTTATGACAGAATTACTAGTAGATTCACCACCAGCAACATTGTCATTGTAATCACTTTCAGTATCTTCACCAATTGAAGCCTCCTCAACAAAACGGTAACCAGTTTTAATCCAGCCATGCCCACAAATAAGTAGGTCTTTAACTGAACGGCGGAACTCCTCACGGATACTGCGGTATCTCCACCAGTAGTTAACAACAGCCTCAGCGACAACAGCATTAGGTGCGTTGTCGGGCTTGGTTGCGTTGACAGTAATCTTGGGGTAGTTAATAGCCACAGCAGGAGCAATAACATTAATAGTGGAGAACGAAATGTTAATCAACATTCTGTCCTCGTCACTATAATGGTCATAGTGTTTACCCTTGTAAATATCAATTAGACGCTTCCATGTAGCGTCGTACCCTTCATCTTTGCGCCACTTTTTGGAGGCGTTAAGATGTTCTCGGTATGTTGATAGTTGTTCGGACTGTGGTTTACGAGCCAT